ACTGTTTCCACACTGCCGATCCGGCTCTATCAGAAGACCGACGGCAGGGTTGAGGAGATGGAGGATGATTACCGTCTGAAACTGCTGAACCGGGAGACCGGCGACCTGCTGGATGCGGTGCAGTTCAAACGCGCGCTGGTATCCGATATGCTGCTTGACGGTACCGGCTGGGCGTATGTGGAGAAGTCCGGCAACAAAATCAAAGGACTTTACTATGTGGATTCCGTGTTTGTTAATGTCACTACCAATAACGACCCCATTCACAAAGCCGTCCGCATCCTGGTAAATGGCAGGGAGTACCGCGATTTTGAGATGATGCGGGTGACCCGGAACACGAATAACGGTGTTACCGGTCTGGGAATGCTGCATCAGTACCCGCTGTTGTTCAATACCATGTATAACAGCCTGAAATATGAGAATAATGCTGTTTCGAGCGGTACAAAACGCGGATTTTTGAAATCCGAGCGCCGATTAGAGCCAGAAGCATTGGAACGGCTGAAAACTGCATGGAGACGGCTGACGGAAACCGGGAATGATTCCGATTCTGTCATGGTTTTGAACCAGGGGCTGTCTTTTGAGGCCATTAACTCCACGGCCACTGACAACCAGCTGAACCAGAGCAAGGAAACCAACAGCGACCTTGTGTATAATGCCTTCGGCCTGTCAGCCGGGCTGTTTTCCGAGAGTGCGGGGCAGGAAGTTTACCTACGCTCGGTAAAAACTGCTATTTTACCTGTCGTGGCATCGCTTAATGCGGCGCTTAACAAGTTCCTGCTGTTGGAACGCGAGAAAAAGGACTACTATTTCGCGGCCGATACGTCCGAACTGCTGAAGGCCAGCATCCTCGAACGGTATCAGGGTTACGAAATTGGGGTCAAGAATGGCTGGTTGCAGATAGACGAAATCCGTGCCAGGGAAAATATGGAACCGTTGAACCTCGATTTTGTCAAGTTAGGGTTGGGCGACGTCCTGTATTACCCTGAAACGAAGGAAGTCTACACTGTGAATACCGGCGCCAGTGTTCAGGTTGGCGAATCTGGCGCAAACTCTTCGGGAAAGGAGGTAGGCATGAATGAAGATTCAGATCAGATCTGATGGCTCTGCCGTCATCGAGGGCTATGTCAACGTAGTCGAACGTAAAAGCAGAGTGCTGAGGGATGTGGCGGGAGATTTCATTGAAATTGTCCGTGCCGGAACTTTCCAGAGAGCATTAGAGGCCAATCCGGACGTCGGTCTAATGTTTGACCATGTCCGCAACCTGGGCAGCCAGGCTGATGGAGTGCTGGAACTGCAGGAAGATGCGGTTGGGCTGCATGCCCGTGCTCTGGTCAGTGATACCGAAGTCATTGACAAGGCGCGGTCCGGACAGCTGCGCGGCTGGTCGTTCGGCTTCCGCGTCCTGGACGATTCCTGGACAGAAGACGACGGCATGAGGATTCGCACGCTGAACGGCATCGACCTACGGGAAGTCAGCATTCTGGATGTCACACCTGCATACATTGCCACAAGCATTGAAATGCGGGATGATGCGACGTCCCTGCTGGAGTTCCGTATGGCTGACGAGCCTCTGGAAGTAACAGAGGAACCGAAGCCGGAGCTGGATCCAGAGCCAGAACAGTTTATCAATGCGGACTTGTACCGTAAAAAATTAGACATTCTCAAACTCAAATAGGAGGAAACGACATGAAAGAACTCATGGAGAAGCGTGTGGAACTGATGGATCAGATGAACGCCATCGTTACCGCTGCCGAAACCGAAACCCGGTCCCTGACTGCCGAAGAGGCCGAAAAATTTGATGCTTGCAAGGCAGAAATTGAAGCTATCGACAAAACTATCAAAGCGAAAGAGGAGGCTCGCAACATGGAAAAATTTGAAACCCCGGCTGTAGCTCCGGAAATCTCTGTTGAAGAAAAAGAATATCGTGCATTTGACAAAATGCTGCGTGGCATGAGCGACGCGGAAATCCGTGCCAACATGGTTGACGGTTCCAGCGGCGTTGTACTGCCGAAAACCATCTCCCAGAAAATCCTGGCTGCTGTTAAAACCATCAGCCCGATTCTGGAAAAGGCTGACCTGTACGAAATTAAAGGCACCTTAGTATTCCCCAAATATGACGAAAGCTCCAACGCCATCGCGGCTGCTTATGCTTCCGAATTTACCGACCTGACCGCCAACAGCGGCAACTTCGTAACCGTGTCCCTGGGCCAGAATCTGGCAGGCGCCATGGTTAAGATCTCTCGCAGCCTGATTAACAACGCTTCCTTCGACGTTGTTGGTTATGCTATCCAGAAGACTGCTGAAGCTATCGCAAAATTCCTGGAAAACGAACTGTTAATGGGTACTGGCGCTACCGGTCATATGACTGGTGTTACCGTTGGCGCTACTGCCGTAACCGCTGCAGCAGCAGCTGCCATTTCCGCTGACGACCTGATTGCTACCCAGATGGCTGTAAAACAGCAGTACCGTGATTCCGCTGATGCTTGCTGGATCATGAACACCGCTACTTTCACCGCCGTCCGCAAACTGCAGGCCAACAACGAATACCTGCTGGCTCCTGACTTCCGTGCTGGCTTCGGCTACACCCTGTTAGGCCATCATGTATATGAAACCGAAGCTCTGGAAAACATCGCTGCCGGTAAGAAGGTTGCTGTATTCGGCGACTTCTCCGGTCTGGCAGTTCGCATCACTCCGGAAGTACAGGTACAGGTTCTGAACGAGCATTTTGCTGCCCAGCATGCAACCGGTCTGGTAGCCTGGGTAGAAGCTGACTCCAAGGTAACTGAACCCGACAAACTGGCCGTTCTGAAGATGAAAGCTTCCTAATCATGGCGAAATATCTCTGCTTAGCAACATTCGCAGGGATGGGCTTTACCGGCCGGAAGGGTGGCGAGATTGACCTCGATGACAAGGCAGTCATCGCCTCCCTCATTTCAGACGGGTATATCAAGGCTGCCGAAGCAGAAGTGGTAGAAAAGCCTGCACCCGCGAAAAAGAAGACGACAACGAGGAAAAAAGCGACCAAAAAGGAGGGATAAAACATGGTTGTCACTGACTTAACAGTTGCTATCATGAAACAATACCTCCGCATTGACGCCAGCGATACCACGGACGACACACTGCTGGGTTATATCCTGGCGGCGGCTGTCGAATACTGCAAAAGCTACACGGGGCTGACCGACGAGGAGATGAATGCCTATGAAGACATCCCTCTTGCGGTGCTGGCCCTCTGCGCTGATATGTATGAACTCCGGCAGGCGACCACAACGGCCCTGCAGGTGAATCCTACCACGCTGCAGATACTTTCGCAGCATTCTGTGGCGCTGTTGTAAGGTGGTGACGATATGCTGAGAAGAACCGGCAGACTCGCCACCATGTTGAACCGCAGAGTTACGTTTTATCATAACGTCCGGTCAGATGTGCGCGACGCCCTTGGGCAGTTTCCCACGGTTGACGCGGTATATGCCACGGTATGGGCCGCGGTGCTGCCACAGACTGGGAGCCTGCTGTCCGGAAGGACTGCCGAAACGACACTGAGCAGAACCACCCACAAGGTGATCACCCGGTACCGTAACGACATTACCCCGGACATGTGGATAATGGTGGACGGCGTAAGATATAACATCTTATATATCATGGATCCAAATCTTGACCATGAGCGGCTGGAGATATTCTGTGAGGTGGTTATATGACAGCAATGGAATTTAACTTCTCGCAAATCACAGGATACAACCGGCAAATATTGGAGGGGTTACGAAACAGCCCCAAAGAGTTTGACCGGTTCCTGAGTTCGGCAGCCGGACAGATGCGGACGTTCGCCAAAAAAACTACCAGAACCAATACCAAAAAGAAAACCGGTAATCTGTTAAAAGGAATTGGTAAGGGTAAGCCGTATGAATATCAGCCTGGCGACCATCAGGTTCGTGTGTACAACAGGGCGCATCATGCATGGCTGGTGGAACACGGTCACAGAATTATTGTTAACGGCAAAGATACCGGAAAGATGGCGGAAGGCCGTCATCCAATGGGGATTGCGGCCACAGATTTCCCTGACTGGTTTAATGATAAAGCCGAAAAGTTTGTTGACCGTTGGATCACCAGACAATTCTTAGGTAAAGGGAGGTATTGAAAATGTATAGTGTAATCGACATTATCAAGGCGCTCTCTTTACTGATAGAGGCGAGGTTCCCGGCATATCCGGTCAATGACAGAGACCTGACCGAGGGATTCGACCGCCCCAGCTACTTTATTGATGTGGACAGGGTGGAGACGACCGACCTGACGGCCTACCTGATGCAGGAAGAGAGCGATATTGTGTTGTACTTCTTCGAGGAGGACAACTACAGGGGTTTCCTGAAACTGTTGCAGATGAAAAACCAGCTGGTAACAGTCCTGAAAGACCCGCTGGAGCTGACCGATGAGCACGGAGATGTTGCCATGCACGTAACGCTGGATTCACTGACGGTAACGGTATCCAAGGCGGACAAGGCTCTGATCTGCTCATTTTCCACCGTGCTGGTGCAGGAGATCACTGATCCGGATCATGATAGCGATAAACCGTTAATTGATACTCTGTATACGGACTGGGATCGCTCATATGCGGGCGAACAGTTCCTGGATGCGGAAAAATTTGTGGAGGAATCCACAGAAGGACTAACATTAGAGGAGGAATAATATGGGACAGCCTTCCATTGATATTACTTTTATTCAGAAGGCAGTAACCGCGATTACGCGCAGCGAACGTGGCGTTGCATGCGTAGTTGTATATGATGATACCCAGCCAACCGCTGGCTACCATGTGTACAAATACGCTACTTACGTGCCGAGTGACAGATACAATGAAGCGAACCTGGCAGCTATTAAGCGTTGCTGGTTGTGCGCTGTTAACAAAGTCATTGTTGTCAATGTTCCGACTGAAGCGGAATTTAGCGCAGTAACTGCTATTTTAGAAACCATTAAATATAACTACGTGTGTGTAGTAAATGATTCCGTTCAGCAGGAACTGGTTAACTACCTGGTATCCAAGAATGCCAATAGCCATGGCAAAAAATACATTGGCGTGGTGACTGGCGTAACAACGGCAGATTCCAAGTACATCATTAACGTGAAGAATGCTTCCGTACATGATGTGGATACTGATGCTGATGTGCCTATGGTACAGTATCTGCCCCGGTTGACCAGCGTTTTGGCTAATTTGCCGATGAACCGTTCGATCACTTACTATGAGCTGGAAGACATTGACAATGTTGACCTGAGCTTCATCAATGTGGAAACCACCATTGATAGCGTAGTAGATGCCGGTAACCTGGTGCTGTGGATGGATGAAGATAAGGTGAAGGTAGGCCGCGGCGTGAATACCCTGACCACCGTTACCGCAACCGACACTGCTGACATGAAGAAAATCATCATTGTAGAAGCCATGAATCTCATCCTGGAAGATATCTACACCACTTTCAAGGACTATTATATTGGCAAATACAAGAACAGCTACGACAACCAGTGCCTGTTCATCAGCGCCGTGAACACTTACTTCCGCGCTCTGGCCCGTGAAGAAATTCTGGATCCAGAATATGACAATCACTCCTACGTTGATGTAGAAGCACAGCGCGAAGCTTGGCTGGCTATTGGTAAGACGGCTGCAGCTGACTGGACGGAAGCACAGGTCAAGAAAATGACATTCAAATCCTATATCTACCTGGCTGGTCAGGTAAAGATTTTGGATGCTATCGAAGACCTGAAGTTTGTTATTACTATGGAATAAGGAGGGACTAAGATATGGCTGAAGTTAAAAACAAGATTATCCGTGGTTCCTTCGGACGTTTGTGGGTCAACAGCGAGCTGATCGCGAACGTAAAATCCTTCGAAATCACGGCAACACTTAATTATGAAGATGTTGATATCAACGGCGAACTCTGCCAGCAGCACAGATATCTTGGATATTCCCTGGCTGGTACGATGACCTGCCATAAGATTGACACCAAGTTCCCCAACCTGGTACGCAACGGAATGCTGAATGGCACCATGCCGACCATCAAACTGGTTGGATCTGTTGCGGATCCGGACGCAAGCGGCAGCGAACGCAT